AACCTGAGTATGGAAGCTACTACATTGCCTGCGACTTGGCTGGCTTTGAAGAAGTGGCTAGAGCCGCTGGAAACGCCAAGATCAAGCTAGATGAGTCGGCTATTGCAGTAGTCAAAGTCACTGATGACGGGACTTGGTTCATCAAAGAGATCATCCACGGACGATGGGACATCCAAGAGACTGCCAGTAAGATTCTGTTGGCAATCAGAGAATACCGACCCTTGGCGGTGGGGATTGAGAGGGGGGCACTCAAGAACGCTGTAATGCCCTATTTGTCAGACATGATGCGTAAAAACAACTGTTTTGCCCATATCCACGATTTGACCCACGGGAACAAAAAGAAAGCAGATAGGATAATTTGGGCATTGCAAGGACGGTTTGAGCATGGCAGAATTGTGCTAAATTCGGAGGAAGACTGGGATGAGTTTATAGACCAACTATTGCTTTTCCCATCAAAAGGCGTTCACGATGACCTCGTCGACGCCGCTAGTTACCTAGATCAACTAGCTGTCACAACCTACTTTGAAGGCGACAATGAGGACGATTGGGAACCAATTGACGTTATTTCGGGGGTTTGATGGAACAGAACCAATTTGACCAGCCTAGCGACTCAGACAAAGAGATAGTCAGCTTCGTTGTTGACCATTGTGACCGCTGGCGTGACTGGCGAGACACCAACTACCTAGACGACTGGGAACGTTACGAGCGCATCTTCCGTGGTCAATGGGCTGCTGAAGACAAGACCCGTGACTCTGAGCGTAGCCGAATCGTCACTCCTGCCACCCAACAAGCCGTAGAAACCCGCCATGCTGAGATCATGGAAGCCATCTTTGGTCAGGGCGAGTTCTTTGACATTGCTGACGATGTGCGTGATGTCAATGGCACACCTCTTGATGTCGGTCTGATCAAGAATCAGCTCATGGAAGACTTCAAGATGGACAAGATCAGGAAGTCCATCGACCAGATTGAGCTAATGGCTGAAATCTACGGCACTGGCATTGGCGAGATCATTGTTGGCAGCAAGAAAGAGTTTGTCCCTGCCACCCAACCTATCCCTGGTCAACCTGGGCAAGCAGCCATTGGTGTGATCGAGAAAGACAGGATTGCTGTTGGCATCGTTCCTGTCAACCCCAAAAACTTCCTTTTCGACCCAAATGGAACCTCTATTGACGACTGCATGGGGGTGGCAATTGAGAAATACGTCTCTATCCATAAGATTGTTCAGGGCCAGGAAAAAGGTATCTATCGCAAAGTGGAACTCGGCCTGGATTCACTAGACGACAAACTGGAACCAACTCAAGAAACGACTCAATACCAAGATGATAAGGTCAAGTTGCTGACCTACTATGGTCTGGTTCCTCGTGAGTACCTTGAACAACTGGAGAATGAGGACGAAGAAATCGTTGACTTGTTCCCTGAAGACAGCGTTCAAGATGAGTATTCTGACCTTGTTGAAGCCATTGTCGTGATTGCTAACGACTCTGTGTTGCTCAAGGCTGAAAAGAACCCTTACATGATGCAAGATCGTCCTGTGATTTCATATCAGGACGACACTGTGCCCAACCGTTTACTGGGTCGTGGCACTGTGGAGAAGGCATTTAACAGTCAAATGGCTGTTGATGCTCAGGTTCGTAGCCACCTAGACTCTCTGGCACTGACGACCAGCCCAATGATGGCAATGGATGCCACTCGTCTTCCCCGAGGAGCCAAGTTTGAGGTTCGTCCTGGCAAGGCAATCCTGACAAACGGCAATCCTAATGAGATTTTGTTCCCGTTTAAGTTTGGAACGACTGATGCTGGCAACATGACCACTGCTCAGACCTTTGAGCGTATGCTGTTGCAGGCCACTGGAACTCTGGATTCTCAGGGGATGGTCAGTCAAGTGGCTCGTGATGCCAATGCTGGCGGTATCAGCATGGCTGTTGCCTCAATCATCAAAAAGTACAAGCGCACTTTGGTGAACTTCCAAGAAGATTTCTTGATCCCGTTCATCCAGAAGGCCACTTGGCGTTATATGCAATTCGACCCTGAACGCTATCCCACTGTGGACATGAAGTTCATCCCGACCGCTACCTTGGGTATCATTGCTCGTGAGTACGAACAACAGCAGTTTATCTCTCTGTTGCAGACCCTTGGCCCCAGTACACCTGTGTTGCCATTGATTCTGAAGGGAATCTTGAACAATTCCAGCCTGACCAACCGCTATGAGTTGATGGCGGCACTAGATCAGATGGCTCAACCTGACCCGCAAGTGCAACAGTTGGCTCAACAGAAGGCCATGCTTGAATTGCAGAACCTCCAGGCTCAGGCTTTGGTCAATGCGACTCAGGCAGAGCAAAATCGTGCTGAAGCCTCGAAAACGATGGTTGAAACACAGTTGCTTCCTGCTGAAGTTCAGGCTAAAACACTGTCTGCTGCCACACAAAATTTACCTGACTCGGCCGCTAAAGCCGAACAAGAGTTCAATAAGAGAGTCAAGATTGCTGAGTTGATGCTCAAAGAGAAAGACATTGAGAACAAACTAAAAGTTGTTGAACTGCAAAATGCAGAAAAGAATCAACAAAAGTCAAAAGACAGCGATCTTCTTAAGAGTATCATTGGTGAATGATGGATATTAAGCAGATTCTGTTGTCTGATGCGTCGACTGATGCAAAGTTGACTGCATTATCGATTCTGCTTGATAAACAATTGCCTAAACTTGAAAGCCATGTCCTAGAAGTTCAAAAACTTGAAGGGCCACAAGGTGAAAAAGGTGAAAAAGGTGATCAAGGCATTCAAGGCGAACGTGGAGAGAAGGGAGAAAAGGGCGAAAAGGGCGATGCTGGCAAAGATGGTCGTGATGGCAAAGATGGAGATGACGGAATCTCCATCGTCGGAACAAAAATCGACTTTGATGGCTCTTTGATTGTCACTTTTTCTGATGGCAATACGATTAATGTTGGAGAAGTTGTTGGAGAGAAGGGTGAACGTGGGCCTCAAGGCGCTCCAGGCGTATCTGGGGCAAATGGCGAAGCATTTGCTAATCTTGATGGCGGTTATCCATTTAGCGTCTATGGCGGTGTAACGCCAATTGATGCTGGGGGCATTTGATGACGATTCAGATTCAACTTAGACGAGGAGATTCTGCTGACTGGACATCAGTAAATCCAATACTTGCAGAGGGCGAGGTTGGAGTTGAACTTGACACGCTGAAACTTAAGGTTGGCAATGGAGTTGATGACTGGACAACATTGCCTTACTTTGGATCGGCAGGAACTGTTACATCTGTTGGGATGTCAGTTCCAACTGGATTACAGGTTTCTGGTTCTCCAATAACTGGATCAGGTACTCTTGCTGTCTCTTTGCAAAGTGGATACTCAATTCCAACTACTTCAAGTCAGTCTAACTGGGATACAGCATATACCGATAGACTGAAATGGGATGGTGGTTCAACAGGACTTACGGCTTCAACAGGACGAACAAGTCTTGGTGCTACTACACTTGGATCAAACCTATTCACAATAACAAATCCTAGTGCTGTAACCTTTCCTCGATTTAATGCTGATAACACAGTTAGTGCGCTAGATGCCTCTACATTTAGGTCTGCTATTGGTGCTGGTACTGGTGATGGAACGGTAACCTCTGTTTCAGGCACATCTCCAGTAGCTTCTTCTGGTGGCGCTACGCCGACCATTAGCTTATCCTCTGCATATGGCGACACTCAAAATCCGTACGCCAGTAAGACTGCTAACTTCTTCCTTGCCGCCCCTAATGGATCATCGGGAGCGCCAACTTTCCGGGCAATTGTTGCGGCTGACATTCCAACCCTAAACCAAAACACAACTGGAACTGCAAGCAATGTAACTGGTACAGTTGCCATTGCCAATGGAGGTACAGGGGCAACAACTGATTCTGGCGCAAGAACAAATCTTGGCGCAACAACTCTTGGCTCTAATCTATTTACGATTACTAATCCAAGTGCAGTTAGATTTCCTCGATTCAATGCAGACAATACAGTAAGTTCACTTAGTGACTCTGATTTCAGGACAGCAATAGGTGCAGGAACTGGCAATGGGACAGTAACTTCTGTTGGATTGTCAGTTCCAACTGGTTTTGCAGTTACAGGAACCCCTGTTAGCAGTTCTGGAACATTAGCATTGGCTTTTGATACTGGATATTCCCTGCCAACAACTTCAAGTCAGACAAATTGGGATACTGCTTATACAGATCGTTTGAAGTGGGATGGTGGTGCTACTGGATTGGTTGCCTCTACTGGTCGCACAAGCCTTGGAGTAACTGCAACTGGAGCAGATACGACATATGCATATAGAGCAAATAATCTTTCCGATCTAGCAAGCGCATCTACAGCCAGAACAAATTTAGGTCTTGGTACTGCTGCAACAATGACTGGCCCAAGTGGGACGATTGTTGGCACGACAGATACACAGACTCTAACGAACAAGCGTATTGATCCTAGAGTCACATCTACCACCTCTGCCTCTTCATTAACCCCTGATGTATCAGCAGCTGACATTTATGCCTACACTGCATTAGCGGCTAATTTGACGATCAATGCCCCAACTGGAACTCCTGTTGATGGAGATAAATTGATTTTCAGGCTTTTGGATAACGGTACATCCAGAACGTTGACTTGGAATGCTACCTATACAGTCATTGGCGTAACATTGCCGACAAGCACAACTGCCAGCAAAATGACTTATGTGGGTTGTATTTATAACGCCGCAAACACCCGTTGGGATGTGATCGCAGTCACCACACAGGCATAAGAGAAATCCAATGACTATCTGCGCTGTTATTGATCTACAAACTAATCAACAAATCAATTTGATTATTGCTGAAAAAACAGACCTTCCTCCAGATGGATGTCAGCTTGTAGAAATCCCAGATGGTTTTTATTGGAATGGATCAAATGTTGTCCCAATTGAAGTTGGCGTTGATTTAGGTTTAACAGGAGAAAACAATGCCGACTAAAGTTGTTTTCATTACAAGTGGAACAACTTTTACTGTCCCTAGTGATTTTGGATCACTTGTTTCTGTCGAAACAATTGGTGGAGGAGCAGGTGGTTTAAGGGCTTCTCCTGCTGGTGGTGGCGGCGGTGGCTCTTATGCAAAATCAACATCGGTCACAGGTTTAACTGCCAGTGGAACTGCTTATGTTTCTATTGGGGCTGGTGGTTCTGGTGGAACAACCGCAGGGAATGGTGGCGATACTTGGTTCAACGCCGCTTCAAATGCAGCCCCAACACTTACTTCTCAAGGTGCTTTAGCGAAAGGTGGAACAGCGGCAACCAGTGGTACTGGTGGCGCAGGAGGCGCATCTGCATCATGTATAGGTAACACGGTTTATTCTGGCGGTAGCGGTGGAACAGGAACTACATCAGCAAAAGGCGGTGGTGGCGGTGCGGCTGGCCCAGGTGGTGTTGGTGGTAACGGTGGAAACGGCGCTGGAACTGCTGGCGTAACATCTGGTGGTGGCGGTGGTGGTGGTGGAGCATCTATTTCTTCCGCTGGAAGCAATGGAGCCAACGGTGTAAGTAGTTCCAATGGGGGCGCTGGCGGTAACGATGGTACTGGCTCAGGAAGCGGTGCTGGGGGAACCAGTGGATCAGCCGCTGTAGCAGGCACAGGTGGTGGTGGCGGCGGCGGTTCTTACGGAAACAGCACTAATAACGGAGCCGCTGGTGGTGGCACATTAGCAACTTGGACTGCAACCGCTGGTGGAACGGCTGGTTCTGGTGGCGGTGGTGGCGGTGCTACTACGGCAAGTACTGGAACTGCTGGCAGTGGTGGAAATTATGGTGGTGGTGCAGGTGGTGCAGGCTCATTAGTTTCTACTGGTGGTAGTGGCGCTCAAGGCATCATTGTATTTACATACAACACAGCAGCCACCAATACAGGAAACTTTCTAATATTTTTTAACTAATCAAAATGGAAAAAGAACTGCAAAAATATTATGAAGATCGTTTTTCAATGATGACAACTCAAGGCTGGAAAGATTTGATTGAAGATATTGACAACATGGTAAACGCTTTGAATAATATCAGTGTGGTTCAGGATGAAAAAGACCTCATGTTTAAGAAAGGCGAGTTGTCGATCTTGACATGGCTAAAAACCTTGCGAGAGGTCAGCGAAAGAGCTTTTGAGGAACTGAATGAAAAGAATGTATGAATTTGTGTGTGGTGAATGCCACCATGTCACTGAGAAACTGACTGGTTATGAGACAGTTGATGTCCAGTGTCCTGC